CAGCAGGAAGGAGAACCCGTTGCCTTCGGTGGCGAGCGTCGCACCAGCGGCGGCGAAGTCTGAGGTGTCGATGTCACTGGTAGGCTGGCCGAGTCCCCATTCCGTGTTCGTCAGAATCTCGTAGATGACGTTCATCGGGTTCGCATCATTGCCGCTGTTCACCGCGCCACTGCCGCTCAGACCGAGCGGATTGGGGATGCGCCGCAACTCGAACGCCCAGGGCTTGATGCTGGTGCTGTCGCCAATGTACCCCTGCTCCCACACGGCGTAGCAAGTGCCTCGGTAGGCCGGAGTCTGGCCACCCACCTGCTGGTGCGTGCTCAGGTAGGTGCTCGCGGTCTGCGTCATGCTGCCACGGTAGAACCGCAGCGTGCCGACGATGCCGCCCTGCCCAAGGTCGTTGCCGCCGAGGAAGTTGGGTTCGTTGATGTCAATGGCCGCGTTGTCGGAAGTGACAGAACCGGACCAGAGTTGGGTGTCGCCGACCCAGATGCGCCGGAGTTCGCCCACCGGCGTCGTGCCGCCGCGACAGAGGGCGAACTGGATGCCGATGAAGTATTTATACCCCACCGTGATCTTCTTGCTGCTGAACAAGCCGGTCTTCACCTTCTCGGTGATGGCCTTTGAGCGAAGATCGCCGTACCAAACGACATTGGGGCCTTCCTGCTTGACCGTGCCCCAGATGATCGGGACCGGACGACCCTCCATCGCGGTCGGGAACTTGAAGTCACCCAGGCCCGCAGGCTTGGCGTTCTCGATCTTGGGCTTCGGCTTCAGGATCGTGCTCAGCACGAGGAAGACCGCGAACAGCGCCAGTAGCGTGAAGAACTCCGCTTTCTGCGGCTCGGTTGGATCAACCGGAGCCTTGGGCGCGAACCACTGCCAAGCGACCATGACCAGCATGGTCAGGCCGAAGGCGATCTTCTCATGGATAGGGGTCTTCACTGCAATCTCCTCAGATATTGGGCCGCTGATTCCAGAATATCCGGCGAATCCTCTAGATACCCGAGAGCGACATTACAGCGGTGATGAAGTAGCCCTCTGACCCGACCTGTTTGGTGGCAGTGGTCAATATCGTATCGACCATTTAGGGGTTTCCGACACACCGGGCACAACCCACACTGCTGCTCCATGAGTTGCTCTAACTCAGATCGCGTGATTCCGTAGGTTGAGCACCGAACTGTGTTCCGCACGAACTCACGCTTCTTTGCACGATACTCCTTCTGCTGCCTCAGCACCTTCTCTCGGTTACGGCTATAGTACGTCTCAGGCATTATCCAACCCATTCGTAAAGATGTTCTTCAACGGAACCCAGGCAAAGCCGCCGAAGTTCTGAACATTTGAGAACTTGGAACCACACGTCCCGATGGAGTGGTCGCATCCGGCGAACACTTCGACCGTCTGCCCAAGGGGGCTGCTGGGGAATGGTAGCAGCAGACGGATGTTGTCGCCAGTGTGGTTGATGATGAGGCGGAAGTCGCCGTTGGGAAGGGCGATGTATCCGCCGGTGGCCCAGTTGCTGCCCTTGGCCGCAAGGCCCTGGATAGACAGAATGTCGTTCGACACGCCCGTGACTTCGTTCTCGTGCCGGAACAGCGACTGTGCGACCGTGCAGCCCTGGTCATACAGGACGTGGTTGCAGATCGTGCTGTAGACGAAGCGGGGGATTGAGTCCGCCAGATCGCCGCTGAGAGGCAGGACCGCAATCTCGGCCTCCAGCCCGTTCTGTGAGAACGCCACGGTCTTCGCCACACCCTTGAACATCTGGAGCACTTCGTTCGAGCCGTCATTGCGGTGAACGCGAAGAATCGTCAGCGTGGCACGCTGGCCGGGCACACTGTTGATGTACCGGCGCACGAGGTTCGTGCTGGCAGGCACAACAATCTTCAGTGCCTCAGCCCGCTCGTCAGGGTTGAAGAAGATGGCCTCGCGGCGAATCTCCAGTGGGAGATATGTCAACGAGTTGTACGTCACTGGCGTCGGGTTGGTGGTCCAGAGGAACGCTTCGGTACCGAGCCGGAAGTCGAAGAGTTCGATCGGCTGTCCGGCCTCAACGCTGCGCTCTTGTGTGCTGAAAGGCATGGGTTACTCCAGGACGCCACGGACAGGGAAGCCGATCTTCGCGGTGCCGTTAGCGTCCGCGTGAACGATCACAATATCATCGCTGTCGATGCGAACCTTCTCCAGGAACTCAATCCGCTGCACGTCGTCCGGTGCGATGGTCTGAAGGATCGTGCTGCTCAGAGTCAACTGCTCAGAGAACTCATCCACCTCGGCGCTGTTGGTGATAGTCCGTGTGAAGATCGTGCCGCTCTTCAGGATGATCCTGATATCCACCTTGGGCGTGCGCTGCTTGGCGTAGCGTGCGTAGCCGACGTTGTGGATCGTAAGGGCCGCACCGCCCGAGGTGTAGGTGGTGAACAGGGTGATGTCCTTCGTGAAAGTGGGCAGATAGAATGACACCTGACGGCCACGCAAAGCATGAAGGAGTCGCCGCACAGACCAGAGGCCCGCCCGAGTGCGGGTGATGAACGTCTTCGCGGAGCCGTGCCGCGCACGATTCCACGTTGACGACTGAGAGAACTTTCCAGTCGATCCATCGAATACTGTGATCTGCCTGTTGATGGTGCCGTCCAGAGTCAACTCAATCGCATTCGGGTCAGAGAGAAGCACCTTGCCCGCGTAGGTCGGCCAGCCGCTGGTGCTGGACAGGTCCACGTCGCTGTCAAGAACGCGGAACCTCATGGCAATCTCGGCAAGGTTGTTGGCGTACTTCTTCTCGCGCGCCGGCTCGCTTGTGATGCAGGTACGAAGCGGCATAACGCGAACACCTGCACTGTAGTTGTTCGAGATGGGAGTGCTGAAGTTGATGGTGTTGCTGCTGACGCTGGCCACTTCGAGAGCGTCAAACTTCGTCTCACTCTCGTAGACGATGGCCAGCCCGCCCTGCCTAAAGTCTCCGATGGTGGTATCCGTGACGCTGAGGCTCGTCTGCCCCGATGTCGCGGCGGCAGTGAGGAATGAGGGTTCGGTCCAAACAGGGACGCCGAAGACCCGGCTCTGCCAGTCAAACAGCAAGAAGTCCAACTTCTGCCGTTCGGGGCCGTCTTCCCGCAGCAACTTGAAGTCGAACTCCTGACGAGGGGCGAGTCGCAGACTGATCCGCTGCTCGGTTCCGTCCTTGTGCTCCAGCACGTCGGTGAGGAACTGCAACCGTTCCGTCAACGGGGCCTCTGGCTCGAACGGGAACATGACGATGCGGGTGCCGGTGATGGGGATGGACAGGAGGTACGATTCCTCCGTGTCGAAGTCCAGGGTCGTGTTGATAGTGGGCGCACCGTCAGGCGTCACCTCCAGGGTCAGCACCAACGATTCCTGCGGCGGGATGCTGAACGGAAGCGACGGCAGATCGGTGATGCTTGTTCCGGCTCCGGCGTTGTTGATGAATGCCTCCAGGTCTTTCGGCTCCTGGAGGAAGGCGTTGTAGATGTCGATGGTTCGCACGATGGTTGTGAGAATGTTCCCAAGGTCAATGCGACGAGGCAGGATATGGATGATGTTGAACCAGTGATCGCCTGGACCCTGAACATCAGGAGAACCAACGACTTCAAACTCCGTCTGCCCCTGCGCTGGGGTGGGGTTGTTCTCATACACCACCATCGTTCGCTCAGGAAAGGCGAGGGCATCCGGTGCGATCACCGGGATTCGTTCACGCATACGCACCACGGGATTGCCCAGTGAGGCGGACTGGTTGACATGGAGCCTGTCGGTTAGGAACCGGGTCAACACGTCAGGCATGATTGATGGGAATGACGACATCAAGTCACCTTGCGATAGACGATTCCGGCGTAGAGACTCCCTTCGCTCGAAGTCACCAACTGCTTACGAACGATCGGGAAGACCTTGTACGTTGACGCTCCGATTGTGAACTCGTCTCCGGGGTTGAAGTTGGCCATCTGAATCAACCACTGGTCCGGTGCGAAGCCGAGAAGGATCACCTGCGACGGAGAAGGGGCCGAGTTTCGCCACCAGACCGGGAGGGGAATCAGTGGGAGGAATCCATTCAACAGGCTGGCCCGCAGGAATCCATACGAAGACAGCCACGGGTTGTAGTTGGTCAGTGATCCGGGTCCACCGACCCGTGCGTTACCGCCGCGATCGTTACCAGAGATTGCGGAGGTGGCACTGAAGAGCATCCACCGCATACCGCCGGTTTGATTCGGCATCCCCTCAACGTGAAGCGAGCCTGCACGGTTCGCCTCGGCAGCCGTGGCTCCACTCAGAGAACTCCAGAGGATGGCGTTCGACGTGAGCGTGTTGCTCTCCTGAACGTGACCCAAGGCGTACTCACCACCAGTCCAAGTTCCAACCTTGTCGATCGTCCCGAACGACCAGTGGCGGTAGAGGCCGGGCGAGTATTCCAGAACGCAGTGGATATACTTCGTAGTCCCGTCCGTGAAGAAGTGGTAGGCTGTGAATGGGCCGTTGCCGATTCCGTTGACGCGACGCCCTGATGAGATGGTGGCGTTGTACGGGGCGCTGGCGTCCACGGTGCCGCAACCATCGTCACCGACCTGATTGCCAGGAGCCGTGCCGGTGCCTGTAAATCCGCTGGAGTGGAAAATGGCGAAAGCGTTGGAGTTGTCCCAGCGGAACTGTACGAAGACGCTGCCGTTGTTTATGGCCATCCAGTCATTCGTTGTAGACATGATGTTGGATGTCCAGCCCTGCGCAACAGCAAAGTCATGCAGAGTCTGCATCAGGTCTTCGATAGAGGATGCTGTGCCGGTCTGGTATGCCATGAATCAGTCCTCTCGGAGCGCCCACAGCGCCCAGTTGTCGGTGCGGGTGCCGTTCTGGAACACGGTGAATCGCTGATCTCCGTCCGTGAATCGGTTCTCTGGCACGATGCCGGTTGCCGCCGCGTCAAACCAGAAGCAACCGTCAATCTCACCGTAGATGTTGTTCGGAGCGGTGCCAATCAACGTGCCAGGGATGCGAACGAACCGATCGCCGCCGGAGAACAATGACCGAAGAAGTCGATCCTGCTGAGTTCCTGGAAGGCCGGATGTTGGAATAAATGATGACCACGTTAGTGAGTTGTTGTACCACGAATCCTCAGAAGGAACTCCTGATGGGGACGAGACTCGGCCCGCTGGGAACACCTGGATTCCTCCAGTGTTACTATTGCGAGATGAAGATACACCTGTGGAGTTCCAGATATCAACCCAGGTTCCTGTCGGGGTTCGGAGAAGTCCAGGGCCTGATCGCGTACCAGACACCTGCACAGGGTCCATGAACCCAGAGGTTCCAATGGTGCTCGTGCTGGGCAACTGGAATCGCTCCGTGGTTGAACCCGCGATGAAGATTGGGTATGGCCACTCGTTGCCGGTGGCGAATGGGTTGAGGAACCCGAGATGGAAGCAGGAGTAGCAGGTACCAACCTTGGCCACGCCGACGATGCGCCGCGGAGTGATGCTCAGCCACCAAGTCACCGTGGCGTTCGAGAGCAAGACATAGCAGCCACCAAAGTCCACGCCCGACGAAGAGGTTTCGAGGCCGGGCGATCGCCCAGGCTGGTCGTTGTACGGCAGGCCAGCGGTAAAGCCGGTGAAGCCGTGGACAATCATGTTGCGAGCACCGGACGAAGAATCAAAGAACGTCTTCCATCCGACGTAGATTTCGTCGGTGCCGCTGCCTTCACCCTCCATGATGATCTCGCGCTCGCCTGAGCCGAAGGTCAGGTTGAGCGTACAGCCGGAGCCGGTACCGCCGGTCGTAGAGGCTGGATTGCCTGGGGCTGTCGTGTAGTCGCCCCAGTCCTCCACAGTGACAGTGCCCACGACGCCAGAGGGGGCGGTGGCGACGCGCACTGTGGCGGGTCGGCTGAACGTGCCGCCGCCGATGGTCAGGATATCGCCCACGGTGTACCCGGTGCCGCCTGCCGCGACCGCCGCCGACGCCAGGGCCTCCGGGCAGCCCACGGAGCGGCGGTCCAGCCAGCCGTTGGTGTCCCAGGTCAAGGTGAACTCAGCGCCGCTGCCTGCTCCACCAGTCACCGCCGCATCATTCGCAGGGGTAGCGGTGTAGAGTCCGGCGTTGCGGATGCGGGCCGTGAGAATCTCCCCGCCTCCGCCCACGGTGAGTACCTCGATCTGTGCCGCAATCACCGACGTGCCGCCGGAGACGGTGAGGATGTTGCCTGCAACGTAGCCGGTGCCTCCATCCGCAACTGCCGCGATCGCGTGCAGTGAGGTGCCGATCGCGCAACGCCGCACGATTGAGGCGAAGGTCTGATACGTCGTGGATGTTCCAAAGATGAACGCCATCAGCAGTTCTCCAGATATTCCGCCGCTCGCCGAAGACGTTCAGGGCAGTCACCCATACGTCCGAGGGAGACGTTACAGGCGTCGCACAACAGCCCTCGAATCTTACCCGTCTGGTGGCAGTGGTCAACCGCCAACGCCTTCTGTCCGTTCGTTCGTCGGCAGATCGCACAGACGTGACCTTGTTCTCGGGCCAGAGCCTCGAAGTCTTCCGGGGTGATTCCGTACTGCTTCAGTTGTCCTCGACGAACATTCTTCTTAGCCCGCTCGGGGTTAGCAGCGGTCCAGGCCCGCACCCGTTCCCGACTTCGACGCCGAAACTCTTCCTTTCGCTCGGGCGGCAACGAATCATACCACTTCTTCGTAGCGGAAGGTGATCCCATTATGCGTTCCCCAGTTGGCGATTGATCGCGCTACGGTTCTTGCCGATGATGTTGACGATCACCTGCTCATTCTCCGGGTCGTTGAGGGCCGAGTTGACCATCGAGGGATCAAGCACGTTGACCACAGTGACGTTACTCTGCGGAGCCGCCGCAGGCAAGGCGTTGTTGGGGATAATCGTGCCAGACTGGTTCGGCTGGAAGATTTCCGGGCCTCGCTCACCGACAAGGTACGGCTGCCCCATGCTTACCGGACCACCTTCGGCCCGAGCACCCGCCAGCGCCGTGATGACACCACCGAATGCGCCGGACGTGCCGCCCGTCAGAGCGTTGAAGATGGCGAGGATGGCCTGACGCGCCAGCAGACGGGTGATATCCGCGAGGATCGAGTCCACCAACTTGCTGAAGTTGAACTCGCCCGTCATCACGAAGTCCACAATGGCGTCCTCGGCGGCAGAGAAGGCGTTGGTCATCGCCTGCTCGATACCACCAGCCACGTCGCTGACCTTCAGGAAGAGGCGGTCCAGACCGTTCTCAAAGCCAGCCAGCAGCGACGGATCACCGGCGCGAGCCGCGATTCGCTGCTCCGCCTGGAGCCGCTCCAGGGCACGACGGCGGTTTGCGTCCGTCTCAGCGGCCAGGAGTTGCTCAGTGACGCTGATCTCCCGGAGGAGCCGGGCACGGTCGCCGAAGACGCCGTTCAGAATCTGCTCTTCGATCGTGCGCTGTTGCACTTCGGTGCGAAGCGTGCGCAAGTTCTCCAAAGCCTGCTGGTCAATCTCCAGTCCAGCCTCCTTGTACGAGTTCACCAGCCGCAGCAGGTCAGCCTCAACTTCACGCTCGGCACTCGTCAAGGACAGCAGGCGCAACTGATCCTCCAGGTCGCGCGTGAAGTCAGCCACCTGACGATCCAGGTCAGCCCGAATCTTCCGCTCCGCGTTCTGGCGGACCAGCAGATCGAGTTCCTCGATCATCAGTCGCTGCTGGTCATTCTCAGCCTTCACACTGTCCTGCACCAACTGACGCTTGAATCGCTCGGACGCGATCTCCTGGGCAGCGAGGACAGAGCGATCAGCAGACAGCAGGTTGATTCGCTGCTGAGACTCGATCTCCTCCTTCAACTGGATCAGTCGCAGATCGCCCAGAGAGAGAACGTCTTCCTGCTGAGGCAACTGGCCAAAGTCACGGCCCGCCGCCTCACGCTGGCGGCGTCGGCGGTCAGCGCCCTGGAGCACCTCGCCCAGGAAGTCCTGCGCGCCGGTGGCCATGTTGAAGCCCTTGACGAACGCTTGGCCTGTCTGCTCACCAACATCGACGAACGGCGTCTCATCGACACGGCCAAAGTCAAGATCGACAAGGTTGCCGATTCGGATACGGTCAGCCACGCGGCCCACGCCCACGAACTCAGACACCTCATTGGCTGCGTCGATCAAAGAGTTCAGGGTCTTGGCCACGCCATTGATCGCGGCGTTGATGCCTCGGATGATCGAGTTGACGATGGCTTCGATGAAGCCAGCCGCGAGGTTGACGATGCGCTCACCGATGCCACGAAGGTTGTTGAACACCGAAGACCAGAAAGCGAAGAGGGCCTGACCGACACCAACGAAGATGCCGGTGATCCCGTCAATGCCAACAGCGATACCCTTCAGGAAGTCACGGAACGACAAGCCTGCGTTGTCGAACGAGACACCGAACGTCTCCTCGATCAGTTCGGCTGCAACATCGAGATACTCGTTGAACACCTCGAAGAACGAGATGACAATATCAGTCACGTCCTCAATGTTCGTGGAGATGGCGATGATGGCATTTGCCAACCCGCTGCTTGCGCCAGTGGCTGCGTTGAACTCACCGACCGCAGCAGTCAACTGCGTGCGCAGAACCTGGAACGCCTGACCGATGGTCGGCTGCAACTTGGTGAACTGCGAGTCGATCGAGTCAGCGGCCTCCAAGAACGCCTCAACCACGGTCTTTGCGTCGATCTCTCCACGGAAGGCCAGCAGTCGAATCGCACCGCGAGCCACGCCCAACTTCTGGGCGATCACGTCAGCGACGAAAGGCAACTGCTCCAGAACGGCGCGGAGTTCGTCGCCACGCAACGAGTTCGACGCAAGACCCTGGCTCAACTGGATCAGGCCGTTCGCGGCTTCGCGGACACCGGCACCGGACAGGATGACGGCCTGATTCAGCGCCTTCGTGACAGTGAGCACGTCCTTCTGCTCGATCCCCAACTGCCGAGTGTTCAGCGCGATACGCGCGTACAACTCGCCGGTGGCTTCGAGGGAGGAGAAGGTTTCAGTGGCGATGTCGGTCAACTCGCGCGTGACAGCCAGCCGCGAACGCTCAGAGTCAGTCACGATCTTCAGACGATTCTGGAGTGTCTGGAAGGCATCGGAAAGTCGAACGTACTCACGCACCGCCGCGCCGACGCCGACCGCTGCGAGAGCCGTCTTCAGCAGCCCGAGGGCGCGGTCGGCAGCGGTCGCTTCGCGCGCAATCCCCTTGATGCCAGAAGCGGCTTGCTTCGAGCCAGTCTCAGAGATCACAATGCGAATGGTCTGCGTTGCCATGAGTTACAGTTTGATCCGCGTCTCGTTCAAGGTCTTGATGCCTGCGGCCACGCCCATCTGGACGAACATGGCCGGGGCCTGCGCCGACGTTCCAGCGTTCAGGGGCTGGATATGCTCGACGTTGTTCTGGATGATGATGCTCTGCCCAGGCTGGCGGGCTGCAATGGCTCCCGCGAGCCGAGCCTTGGCCCCCGCCGCGTTCGCCGTCTCTCCACGGCCCTGTCCTGCCCCCTTGGAGCCTTTCGGGTACTCCTGGTAGGGTGCGATAGTGCCTCGGATAGGGACGCCCAGGGAGGGGAGCCAGTTCGAGCGGGCCTCGCCGGTGTCCACCGGCGTGTCATCAATGAGACGGCCACCCACGGCGCGAGCCACGGCCTTCACGACGACATCAACCGCACGGGGGAGGTTGTCCGCAGTCTGACCCATCCTGCGTGCAAACTGGTTCAGGTTGAGGGCCACAGGACATCCTCCTCATCCACGCCGCTATCCGTTCATGCTCATCTGCCGATCCGTCGTTCTTGATTCGGTTAGCCCTTGACGAGATAACCGCCACGTTTCCTGGTACATACCCACGGGACGAGTCGATCCGATCGACGCTGTATGCCTGTGGATCGTTTGGTCGCTCTCCGGGCCGAAGTTCCACTCCAAGTATAGGGCAGTGGGTAGGGAGGGGCAATAGATCATCGACCGTGATAGTGAAAGCCCAGCCGCAGGCTTTGGCCCTACGGCGGGCTGCTTTCAGTGCCCACCTCTCGGGGTGTGCTGACCGTCGCGCAGATTCTCTTGATCGAATCAAGTCTCTGTTCAATCTGCGATAAACCTTCATCTGATTCGCGCGATCATCCGCCACCGATCTTTCCTCCCTTGGGCTTCTTGCTGGCCTTCAGGCTGCTTTCTTGCTGCTCGGCGGCGTGCTCCAGGTACGCACGGTCCAATGACCTGATGAGATACAAGAAGTCGGATCGGTCAGGTCCATGAAGACCTTCTCGGTCGCACCACTCCATGATCGCGGTCCAGGGTATCGGGCCGGGGCCGAATCCCAGAGCACGACAGGTTGTGAGTTCACAGAACGCTGCGTAGAAGTAGACCAGTCCCGGCCACAACGTCGGTGCGTTCTTCAGCCACGTTGGGGGAGGGCGATTCGTGGCGTAGCACTGATCTGCGATCTTCCGCTCATGCTCGCCCCGCGTGAGCGCGTAGATCAGGCACTCCTTCAGTTTCCCGAGGCTTCCTCCAGGACCGCGACGCGGTACCGCTCGAACTTCGACGCCTCAGCCTCAGCCTGGGCCAGAAGTTCGGGGTACTCCTCGAACAGCAGGAGGCAGGCGTCCGGCGAGTAGGGCATCGGCTGGCCGTTCTTGGTCGGACCTTCCCAGTCCACGACGATCTGCTCGACGAAGACGCGGCGTCCGATCTCGTTGATCTTGGTGGCCAGGGTCGTCGGAATCTCCGTCGCCTTCTTGTAGAGCGACAGCATCCGCTCGAACGGCTCCAGGCCCTTCCGCAGAGCCTCCTTGTACCGAGGATTCATCTGGGCATCGGCCAGGGCCATCTTCAGTTTGATGGTCACAGGCTCACGGTCAGCGCCGACGATCAGGAACTCAGTCCAGATGCCGTCGCGCACAAGAGCCGGATCAATCTTGCTACGTCCAAGTTCCATCTACGAACTCCTCTGTTTGGGGTCAAGGAGGGCGGGGCTACATACCCCGCCCTTCAGTTTCAGTTACCTCGATCAGCCAGCCGCGTTGGGCAGATAGTCGAAGAAGACCATCAGCGCCGTGTGATTCAGGTTCGGGTCGATCTTCGCACCCGTGGCAGCCTGCGGCTCCAGGGGGATTCGCACCGGCTCATCCTGCTCGACATCGAGCAGGCCACCGCCCAGGGAGAGCAGCGGAAGATCGAGCACGATGCCCGCGTTCTGCTTCACCTGGATGATGTCCAGCGTGATGTCGGCGTTGTTCTGCACCGCCTGCACAGAGGCCACGTCGCCGAAGTACGCGGTGATCTCACCGCCCACCTCGAACGTGCCAGCCGTCACCTCGAACGCGCCGAAGACGCCGATGGCGTTGTTGGGCGAGTTGTTGTTGTTCACGTTGACCGTGATCTCCTCGCTGTAGGTGAACAGCGGAGTGGTGAAGGCGCTGGTGGCGCTGACCGGACGCAGCGAGACGCGGCTGATGTCCGAGGAGGTGTTGAACATATCCGCCTCGGTCACAGCCACGCGAACCACGCCGCTGATCTTCGAGAGCAGGGTGTTCGCACCACTGACCACCTCGTTGATGGCGTTGGGACGGAGGCCGACGAAGGCCAGATCGCAGGTCAACTTGTCGGCGGCGCTGTAGTTGAACGTGAACTCGTTCGGAACGGCACCGATGACGTACTCGGCCTGCTCCAGCGTGGGCTGGGCCGGATCGCTGACGCCGAGGGTGCGCTCCAGCGTGTACGAACGCCGCACGATGCTCGTGCCGACTTCGTTCTTCAGGACGCGGCCCTTGAAGAGTTGGATCGTCTTCGTGGCCCCGGTGTCCGTGACCATGAGCGCCTGGGTCTTGTCGAAGGTGATTCGCGTGCTGGTCACGCTGCGGACGCGAGCGAAGCCGTTGTTGCCAGCCTGCGCGAACTGCGTGGGGGCCGAGTCGCCGCCGACGAAGACCCACTCGCCGGGGATCAGACCGAGTTGCGTGAAGTCCTTCGAGCCACTGGCGCGGTTGAGGTACGGATAGGCGGAGCCGCTGTTGACGATCTCCACCTCGCCAGCGCCGAACTGGAAGCCGACAGCGACCAACTTGACGTTGGCGGTGGGGCCTTCATCGGTGAGGTTCTGGCTGACCGTGACCTTGTTGCCCGTCGCGGTGGCGACGTTCTTCAGACCGTTGTTCGAGGCAATCGAGCAGCCCGTCACGAAGATCAGATCGCCCGCGAAGTAGCCGGTGTGAATGCCGGTCGCGCCGTAGGAGTCGTCCGAGGTGAGCACGGTCACGCTGCCGGTGAACTCCTGCTTGCGCCGGAGGTTGGCGAAGAAGAAGCCCTGGAGCATGTCCTGCATGTTCTCCTGGGTCAGGTCGGTGTCCCAACCCGCCGAGGCTTCGACGTTGACCGGGCTGCCCTTCTTGCGCTGGCGACCGGGGTTGATCGGATTGCGGGCGACCGTGGTGAGGTTGCCGCCGAAGTCCGCGTAGGAGTTCGGCTCCAACTCAACCCAGCGCTGGTTCGCGGGGGTGGGGTCCAGCACGCCGAGGGTGAGTTCCTGGGCATAGCGGAGGCCGGTGATGTTCGAGTCAATCTTGACGGACGTTGCCATGCTGGTTCACTCCTTCAGCGAATGAGATCGTACTGGAAGTCTACGAGGCAGTTGGTCAGAAACCAAGCGCCGTCCTTGCCAACTTCGACGCGGCGCGCCGACCGGAACTGTACGCCGCTCGGCGTTGCTCCGCCAGTGCGGAAAGCGTCCAGGATGACATCGCCCAGGGGGTCGGCCAACTTCTGGCCGTCGCCCAGGGGCGTGAACATCTGGATGAACAGGATGCCGCTCTGCTCGTGGCGGCGCTTGCCGTTGATGCTGCCCAGACTGACCTGGGCACCTTCGGCGTGCCGGACGCCCACGCGGAGCCAGGGCTTGCCGGAAGGCACCACCGGGTCCGGGGCGGGCGTCTGCTCGCCCTTGGGCTGATCGGCCACGGCGTCATCGTACACCACCGCAATGCCTGCGTGCGTAGAAGCGTCCAGCGCCATCTTCAGGCGGGTCAGAATCTCGTCGCGGGCAGTGGCAGTGTTCGCAGCGGGCATGTTACTGTCGCACCTGGAAGTCGTACAGAATGGCGGTCGTGCCGGGCTTCAAGCAGTTCCCCTTGGCAAGGCTATACACCCGCCCCTCGTCAAGCAAGGAGTCAGCACCCTTCAGGTCGATTGGGGTAGGAGCCGTCGCGTGAGGCTTGGCTGCAATCAACAGGCGCTGGGAGTCACGACGAGTCTGGTCCTCGGCTACCTCTTCCTCAGTCCAGTCGATCACCACGCCCACCGCGTCAACGTCGAACTCGTAGCCGTCCGGCGCGGTAGGATCGGGTCCACGCCAGGGCTTCGTAGTGTCCTCGGGAGTCCGCGAGAGTTTGCGCACCTTCATTGCCCGCCCGTGCTTGGCGATGAGTCGTTGAGCGGTGTTGGCGTACTTGTCGTGGATCGCCATGTTACGCTCGGATGGTGCGGCCCGACTTGCTGCCAGTCAGGAACGGCTCGATCAGGGCATCGGCGGCGGGATACGCCGGGATCGCCCAGTTGGTGCTGAGGGTGGTGGGATCGGCGTACTGCGCCGACTCTTCGATGGGGCCGACCCGCTCACTCTTCCCAATCACCGCACCCGTTGCGGCGATTGCGTCGCCATTCGCCGCTTCACGCTCGAACGGCACCGGGCCGTCCGGGGCGAGATCAGCGTACTTGCTGGCGCGGAAGGCGTACTCCGCAATGCCCATCTGGAACATCGCGGGGATCGCAGAGTCGGAGAGGGTCACGCCGTCGATCACCATGCCGGTGCGAGGGAGGCCCAGCGCCTGGGTGAGCGTCTTCCGCGTGCCCTGGTACCGCTGGCCGAATCGCTGCTCCACGAAGTCCGTGGCACGAACGATGTAGCCCTGGACCTGCTGATCGGTCTGGGCGCTCACGTCACGGCCCCGGTCGGTGAAGTAGGCGCGGTAGAACGCCACGCTCGTGTAAGCGTTGGCGTTCGAGAGTCCGGTGCCGTCTTCAACTACGAAGGCCATTAGGCAGGCTCCACGCGGTCACAGCGATCCCTCAGATCGACCCGGTACCGGCCCATCGCCCGGAGGGAGCCGGAGAGGTAGACGGCTCGCCGGGTTCCAGTGAACGTCGTGACAGGGTTCGAGGTGGTGCTGACGAAGGTGCGCCCGTCGCTCCAGGTGCCGCCTGTCCAGTCAACCACTCCGTTCACGGAGTCACAGGTTCGGATCAGTGCATCGGTCTGTGTCTGGTCCATCTCCCGATCGAACACCACGGTGAGCGTGGTGGTGCCGTCCTGCTCAACCCTGACCATGCGAGGCGTCCGACGCCGCCGGGCGGCGTTGACGGAGGCCACGATGGACGCAAGGTTGGGCATATCAGGCAGTTCGGGGACGACTCTTCGCGGCGCGTTCCGCCGGGGTTTCCACGACAGGGATGACGCCGCCGGTGATGTTCTTGAACTGCTGGACCTGAGCGAACCGCTGCGCCCGCTGCGACTGACCAGCAGCGACGATCGCGGCGTGGGCCTGGGCCTGGGTCATTCCAGCCCTCGGTGCCTGCTGAGCATTCAGCCGGTCACGCTCGCGCCGGAGTTCGATCATGCGGGCCGAGGCATCCTTGATCTCCGCGTCGGCGGCAGCCAGTTCGTCCTCGATCTGCCCAATGCGGGCAGCGATCGCATCGCGGGCCTCATCCTGCTGCTCAGGCGACGCCGGAGCATCAGGGGTGGAGTCGGGAGCCGCATCGGGGGCGGCAGCATCCACCGACAGATCATTCGGTTCAGTGACAGCATCCAGGCGTTCGGACATGGGGATTCTCCTCTGAGGGGTGATTCAGGTGTTTGTGCGGATCACAGGTCGTCGATGTCGTTTGCAGCCCGCAACTGGTCAGGCTTCACACCCTGGCGGAGGCGCTCCAGCATGGCGGGGCCGTCGCTGGCGTACTCAGCGGTGTGCGTGCCGCTGCCGGTGTCGGCGATATCGACCCGGACACCAGCCGCCGCGTTCTCGCGCGAGGTGGCGAGGTAGAACGTATCATCGTTGATACGAATGGGCCAGTACGGAGTGTTCTCGGCCAGGGGAGCGGGAAGCGTCCCGCTCGACTCCACCAGCACCGGACCCTTCCCCGTCACGAAGCCGTGGCCGGTCGCAGACAGGATGTCGTTGGTGTTCGCGGTGAAAGTCCGCGTGGATGCAGTGCCTGCCAGCCGCGCACCCTCGGCGTTCACGAACACCTTCAGCAGGCTGTTGACGCCGTGCCGAAGACGCTGATACACCCGCTGACGAACATACCGGGGACGGGCGTAGATGGGGGGCTTGGCCATGAGAGTCTCCTTCAGACGAATGGGCTGGCTGGCCCGTTTCCAGGCCAGCCCCCAGTGCTCGATTCGGATTACGCCTCGCGGGTGATGAGGCGAGCGACCTTGATCTGCTTCCGCTCAGGGAAAACGCGACGCCAGGAGTCAGCGTGCGCGAGCGTGTTGGCCGTGCTCGCGTTGCCGTTGGCAGGGCCGGAGGCCGGAGCCGTGCCGATCCAGGCGTGGCCGACCGGGTGGATGCACCACTCGACGCGGTTCCACAGGATCGACTGACCACCACCGTTGCCGCCCTCGGGCTTGCGCTCGATCTCGGCGGGCACCTTGGGGCTGCCCATGCCCAGGAGGAACGCACCGGAGCCGAGGAGCCAAGTGTGGTAGATGCCGCTCGCGGTCTGGTTGGCACCCGTACCGGCGGGGTTCGGGAGGCCGTCGTCCACGATCACGCGGTACTTGCCAGCGATGCGCTCGATGGTCCCAGCCGCGCCATTCGTGGTGTCGGGGATCGAGTCCACGAGGTTGTTCTTCTTGGCGCGGGCGAGGACGTGGGAGTGCATCATCACCGCCACGATGTCTTCAGCGCTGTCGCCCATCGTGGTCAGGGCGTCGATCAGGGCCTCCAGGTGGAAGTCCGTCACGCCAGCGACGTAGCCGCCGCCGGACACGTCCACGGTCATGTCGTTCTGGGTGTGGGTGTCGCCGCCGGTGGGAGCCGCCGCGTTGTCCGCGAAGACGCCCTGGACGGTGGCCACGAACGCCTTCTGGAGGCGACGGGTCCAGAACCCAGCGGTCAGGTCCATGATGGCAGCCATCGGGTCGGCCCCGGCCAGCGCACCCGCGAGGTCCATGTCGGACCACGAGGCGTTACGGCTGAGGCGGACAGCCACCTCCTTCGAGGTGCCGATCCTCATATGGGCGTTGGGCGGGGTGCCCGTGCCGTCCTGGGGGATCACAACGGCGGGATCGTCGCCGGAGAGCCGCTCTTCACCGTACAAGTCCTGGAACGACGGGACGTTGATGGTCAGACCACCACCGGCCAGGAAGTTGTCCAGGAACTGGCTGCGGACGAGGAGGCCGCTCTGCACGAGCGCCGACTTCTCCTCCGTGCGCTGCTGGAGGTACGAGGCGTAGTTCTCCGGGATCACGAGGTCTTGGATGCGAGTCACAGGCATGAGTCATTCTCCTTCGGACAGTTGAGTTCTCGGGGTTGGGGTTTCCGAGGACTGGCTTTGGAATCACTCCTCAGCCGCCGTGCTCCATGAGCCGGTACGAGTCCGTCAGATGTTCACACCAACGATACACAGACACGGTGGTGATGTCAAGCCTTCGGAGGCTCGGGACGCTTCGGGCGGGCGAGATCGACACCGGCAGCCTTGGCGAGCCGCTCGGCGAGAGCCTTGTCCTTCGCCATGAGCGAGAACTGCTCGGTCATGTTCCAGTCCTTGTAGGTGAACGGGTTCTTCTGGCCGTCCGGCAGACCGCCAGCACCCTTGGCTCCGCCGCCCTGGGAAAGCGGCCAGAGGTTGGGGAAGTGCTGCTTCGCCTCGTTGAGCACGCCGCCCAGATCGAGGCCGGGCGTGAACATGCTGCCCTCGCGGGCGATGATGTTGCCGTTGTCGTCGATGTCCAGTTCCGAAGACAGCAGGCGGACAGCCGCCGTCATCATCTTCGGGTCGATGCCCGCCTTGTTCGCGGCCTCCTGGATCGCGGAGTTGATCTTGCCTGAGCGGATGGTCTGCGTGGCCTCGACCAACTTGGACTCCAGTTCGGAGGCGCGAGACTCGGCAGCCTGGACCTTCTTCTCCAGCGGGCCGGTGGCCAACTTCACGCGGCGCTCGACGAGTTCCGCAATCTTGCCGTCATCCGGCTTGCCGCCGGACTCGACCTTGATCTGGAGTTCGTCGCGCTCGGTGGTCAGCGTCTCGACCTGGGTGTTGATCTCGTTGAGTTTGGCCTTCGTCGCCTTGTGCGCCTCACGCTCAGCGTTCAGCGACTTAGTGAGGGTGGCCCTCTCCGCCGCGAAGCCTGAGACACCCTTCACGCCGGTAAGCACGGCCTTGCCGTCCTTCTCGGTGTAGAGCGACTCAAAGCCCTGCGGCACTTCCGCCATGCTCGAATACTGAAGTTCCAGTTCCATTCAATGCTCCTCTATGAAACGGTGTGATCTGTGTGTCCGAAACCTTTGTGAGTGTCTTCGCAGAAGTCGGGATGATCTTCGGCGTGCTGATCGTTAAAAACCCGTGCCCTGGGTCGCCTCATCCCAGAACTTGCTCACGTTCACGTCCTTCGAGGCCGTGCGGTTGCCGGGGAAGGTGAGCACCTCATCCAGCGACTGCTCCAGTTGGTCCGCGAGCGTCTGCGCCGTGGCTCGCATGTTGTGCGTGCCGGAACCAGCGTCCAGAATCTCGATGGCCACACCCGCGAGTGCGTTGGCGCGGCTGGACGCGAATCGGAAGGTGTTCGCACTCAGCACGATGAGCCAGTAGTCGGTGCTGGTGGTCAGCCCGCCGGGGAGGGTGCCTGAAGTGGTCAGCCGCACCGGGCCATAGCCGGTGTCCTTGCCGTGACCGGCGGAGGTGACAACCCCATCAGAGAACGTCACGTCGCTGCTGGTGAAGTCGTCGTTGACCGCCGCGCGAGCACAGCGGTAGCCGCCGGTGCCGGGCGTGCCGGTGCTGGTGATGTCGATGGCCGTGCCAGCGATGGCGTTGGCAAGTGAGGACGCGACCTTCACCACGTTGTCACTGACTCGGATGAGCCAGTAGTCGGTCGCAGCAGCCAGCCCGCCGGGGAGTACCGAAGCGTCGCCCTGGAGCGTAAACCGCACCGGGCCGTAACCAGTGATGGCTCCGTGAGCGGTAAGCGTCAGTTCATCGTCGGTCGTGTTGATCTCAGCCGCCGCGAAGTCCTCCTGGAGGGCGGCACCATCAACGTCGATCGTGCCCGAGCCAGCGCTGGTCAGGTCGATCACGACGCCTGCGCTGGTAATGACCTGCACGTTGTTGGCGTCCACAGCCAGCAGCCAGTAGTTCGTGCTGGCAGCCAGCCCGCCGGGGAGCACGCCGCCGCCCTGCGGCGCGAACTGCACCGGGCCAGTGAAGTCGCCGAGGCCGTGACTGGTCAGCGTGATGCGATTGCCAGCAGCAGCCGTGAATGCCTTGGTTGACCCGACAGCGGTTGTCGCGCCACCAAACGCAGTGAGGAAGTCGCTCTTTGACGCCATCGGGTGAGTCTCCTTCAGTCAGTGTTCGTACAGGGATTGCAACCAAAGTCTAGCGCAGGAACGCATCAGGGTCAAGGCCAGCCGCCTTGAACGCGGCGCGGTCGAATCCTGCCAGTTCCTTCAGGGTGAACAGACGCCCGTTTCGATCCACGAAGCGATCGAGCGTCAGCCCGCCACGCCGGAAGAGTGCCCCACGAGCCTTGCCCAGCACCTCGTCCTGGAACTCAGCCGACTGTGCCGCGAGCCACTCGGGGTAGTTGACGCGGGTGGGCAACTGCCCAGCGAGGAGCGGGACGCGGCGCGAGCGGCAGTAGAAGTGCAGCGGAGGGATTGGACCCTTGCCTCGTGGGTACACCTTGCCGTCAAGCGAGCGACAGATTGGCGTCGTTCGGTGATCGAGCACCGCTGTGTAGATGTCTCGCGGGAACATCTCGGCGTTCTCGCTCGCCATCGCCTCGATCGCCTGGGCGGTGAAGTGGGCGCTCGCAGTGGTCACGACCGACGCCATGTCGTTGCGTGTCTTCTGCGTCACTCCGTCCGCACCGTCCAGACTCGCCTTGCCAAAGACAGCCTGAAGGATGTCTCGACGAGAGCGACCCTGGGTCAGTCCGACCACGATCGCACCGTAGATGCGGTTCGCGTCGGCACGAGCGAGTTCACGCATCCATTGCCTGAAGGTTCGGCCCTCGAATGGCAAGTCAGCAATGATCTCACGCGCAAGGCCGCGACCCCCAGGAGCGTCCGGTCGTAGACGCCCCTGGGTGATCGTAGCCACGGTTCCCCCGAGCCAAGCCCACTCCGCCAGGATGAGGAGCCGAAACTGCTCCTCTGCTTCCTCCTCTGCGGCAGCAATGGCCTCTGTACGAAGTTCCTCAATCTGACGGCGAAGTGAGTCAAGTCGATTCTGAACGCTCGGTGCGGTCAGATCGACCCGCTCATCCTTCAGGATCGAGAGAAACCGTTCGACCAGGATGCGCAAGCGGGGTTCGGACGAGTCCACCAGTTCATGGGTGGACTGAACGAACCCAGCAGCGACCCGCAACAGGCCGATCTGGTGACGCACAAAGGCGTCCCGAAGCAGGTTGTTCTCGTTCCTGTCGGCCACTTATCGCGCTCCGCGCATCATGCGACGAGCGACCTTCGCGGCGCTCCGCGCGTCGCACTCCTCCGCGAACGAGCCGACGCAGTTGGCGACCGTCTTGCCCCGGCAGGTCTGGAGGGACCAGCGGAACCGGGGATTGCGCCCGCCGTCACTGGAGATGACGATACGGGCGGGGATCGAGTCGTCGGCAAACATGGCCACGACGCCTGCGATGAACAGGCCGATGGCCACACCAGCAATGAAACACAGCATGAGACTACTCCTTCGAGGGGTTATTCGCCTCCGCCATCGGACGAAGACTCGGGTTGATCCTCAACACCTCGGGGAACGCGGCTGCCGCCGGTCGCTCGCCCAAGGATGCCGCCGGTGATACCGCCGACGCCCTGCTGGTTGGTGCCTAGGGCTGGTGCGTCCTCCTCGATCGCGTCCAACTCCTCCTCGAAGGTGAGTTCGGTGAGGCCCTGCTGGACGGCGAAGCGGTGGAGGGACTTGTTCGAGATGGGGAACCCGAGCGTCTTGGCCTGGGTGAGTTCGAGCGCCGTGCGGCTGGCCGCAGCGGTGTCGGCGAAGTCAGTGTTCGGCTCGACGATGATCTTGCTGGCGTCAGCACCGATCCACTCGGCAATGATGACGAGAGCCTGCTTCAGGGCCTCAGCGCCGGTGAGAGCGATCGTGCGGAGGGTTGCAGTCTTCGCACTCACGCGAATACGCAGAGCCTCGCCGCTCTGATACGTCGTGCCGGTTGAGTCGAAGAGGCGCGAGGTGAGTTCCTCAGCCAACTTCTTGTCGTCGTTGATCGCGTCCTTCATGGCACCGAGGCCGTCAGCACTGACGCCTACGAACTTCGCGTCGCCATCTCGCGGCAGTTCGATGCGAGCACCGGCCCCAAGGCGGGTCTTCTTGTCGTCGTCAGCGCCGATGATGACGAAGGTTTCCTGGCCCTGCATATGCAGCGACTGCCTGTAGTCGGCCTCGCCGCGATAGATGGCGAGGCAGATGTTCGAGAGGCCCAGGAGGGGCGGATCGTCAGGCGACGGCACCAAGTCCTTTGTGTTCACGAAGATGAACGGGATGCGATCAAGCACACGCCCACCGATGGAGGGCGTCACCCACGCGGCCCGCGTCACGTCAGAGTCGGTGCCTTCGACCTTGGCTACCTGATAAACGCCGGTGGCAGTCACAGGCTCCTGGTCCGACTGCGTGGCGGTGATGGCCGTGCCGCTCATCGCGCAGATGCGGAAGCGGTTCTTGAACTCCCACTCGAACGAGCCTGTGCGTTCGTAGTCGGACTCATCCATCGTCACGAACTCCAGCACCTGCTTGCCCTGGATGCGGAGGCCGTCGTCCCAGTTGATGATTCGAGGCGCGTTGTAGAGCACAAGGTACGGCAGCGAACGATTGATGGGGGCCTGATCCGGCGCTTCGACCAGCAGACCGGCACGCCCGTACAGCAACTGCCACTCGTTCAGCCGACGCAGGAACATCTGGGCGGACTCGCCGTTGGCACCGAGGTTATCCAGCAGCGGCTCCAACTCCGGCGGCACCTCGATGCGCGCCGGCTCGCGGTGCATGACGCCGACCATCGCCTCAACACCCTGCCGAACGTAGTCAGGGAACACCGAACGAGCGAGGTAGGCGTCGTATGCGGTCTTGCCGTCCTGACCCTCCTTCATACCGTCGATGCGCATTCCCTCGGTTGCAGGCAGGTACTTCTCGCGGCGCTCTTTGATGGCGCGCTCGCCTGCATAGCAGTGAGCCAACTGCTCCCAGTCGGGAAAGCGGGCGGTAAAGGCTGGGTGTTTCGCGTCGATCGCCATTCGTCGGCTCCTAGTTCATGCCCTGAGTGCGTCCGCCCTTGACCGTGCGATGCTCCTTGCGGCAACGATACCGCACTTCGTCCGCAACATGGTCCTCAGCATCGGTGTCCACGTCGTCCAGGTCATCCTGGTCGCGCGGGATGGTGGGGACCGTGCGCAAGAAGTGTACGCAGTCCGTTGTGACGAACAAACCCGCCTCCTCGCGGGGCAGCCCAGGCTCCTCTGGGAGGACGGCGCTGAGCATTTTGCGGACCTGCTCCCAGCCCTGCTTGCGAGAGCCGCTGCGCTTGTCGGCAGGGTCGAAGTAGATGCCCCGGTGCCGGTGCCCGTCGATCAGGACCGACTCCTCCATGTCGCGGGCGATCGAGTTGCCGTTGGTGTCGTCGAAGATCGAGGCGTCGGCCACGCCGCGCCGGACCCGACCGTAGATGCCCCACTGCATCTCCCGCTCGATCATCCCCTTCGAGATGTCCTTGGCCAGCATCCGGCAGCCCTTGTTCGGCGTGCGACCGTCCCAGCCGTACCACTCCTTGATGCGGAACAGGTCTCCCTTGATCGTGCGCATGCGCCGACCGTTGGGCCACACAATGTCGCTGCCGTCGCTCTCCGCCCACCAGCCGACCGAGAAGGGCTTGCTCGAACCCCAGTCGAACGACGTGTCGATGCGCCAGCCCGCCGGGATCGGGAACGGCGGGATCACCGCCACGTCCTTCACCCGCAGCCAGATGTCGTCGAACATACCGCCCGAGGTGATGTCCCACGAGCCATGCAGCCACGCCGCGAGTTCCGCTTCGTTGCGGGCGCTGGCGCGGATGTTGTTCAGGTAGTCGGGCTGGGCCGTCAGCAGCACCTGATTCTCACGCAGGTCGGAGTTGATGACGCACCGCTGCCCAAGGTCGGGGTCGTCGATGAGTGGGCCGAGGACATGCCCAGGAGGGAGCGGTAGCCGGAATCGCTCGCGCACCCACGAGAAGCCGGGGCCGTAGGGGTTGGTTGTCGCACGGATGCGGCGGGGCATCCCGGCCTTCGTACTACGGCAGCACGAGATCATGCGGGTATAGCAGCCGGAGTCCGGCCACGTCGTCAACTCTTCCCAGGCGATCCACGGATAGGCGTGGCCGTGGTAGGCGTAGTAGTCGCTCTCATGCTCCATGTAGGCGAGCGTCAACTGCTCGCCATCAGGCCACGTCCACGTCATCTTCGTCTCGTTGAACTTCGCTCCGGGGTAGATGCGGGGGAACAGCATCAGCGACTTCTTCACAACGTCGCGCAGTTCCTTGTAGGTGTGGCGGAAGAGAATGCCCTGCCACGCCGGGCCGTAGCCACGCCCACACTCCTTGGCGAAGTCCATCAGCAGGCACTCGGTCTTGCCGCCGCCTCGGTTGCCGGTGTAGAGCACCTCGAAGATGTCGCAGTTCAGGAAGTCGTGCTGCGAACCCGGCTGCACCGACCAGTCGTACAGGTTGCCGTCAGCGTCATACGGCTTCATCTCGAAGCCGCACTGCTCCTGCGTCTCCGTGCCGTCCATATGGCGAATCGGACGGTACACCGGCTCCTTGCGCCAGTGAACCGCCGTCTCGCTCAAACAGACTCGGGCTTGGGGCGCGAGGGCTGGCATAAGATCAGCGCTGCCTCCATGCGTTCTTCACGCACAGAGCCATCAGTTCGGCTGAGGACATGCGGGTGGAGTCGATGCGGTCCATGAACTCGCACGCCGCGTCCACCGCGATGCCCCAGGGCAACTCAGCGGAGCCGATGACCTCGCGGCAGGCGTCGAAGTCCAGCACCCACTGCTCGCCGACAACAAGAACGTCCCACTCACAGACAGTCATCACGGGCATCCTTTCATAATCCACGCAACCAACTCGGGATTGCGCGTCAGAAGTTCGTGAAGATCACCGCCGAGGACAGTAGCGACCCGCTCCTCGGCACGGTTGGACAGATCGACGCCGCGTACATGGAGCGAGGCATGTACGAACTCATGCAGGACGCTATCCCCTCGCTCAGCGCCTTTGGTGGATGGGTGAATGACGATCTCGCCGCGCACGGCGTCGTAGTGGGCGTAGCGGTCAGACTCCAGGTCTTCAGTGCCGATGCGCAACTTGATCTTCTTCGAGCCGAGAACGATATGCGTCGGCATCCCCGTCTCGGTGGTCTTCGCGGCCTTTGGCTTACGGGGCATGGTGTCCTCCGCTCATCTGGCGAGCAACCTCTTCGACCTTGGCGAGGGCACGGCGCGCCTCATCACAAGCGAGGGTCGTGGCGATCGCTCGCACCGCGCCCTCGTGCTTGCTGATCCACTGCCGAGTCTCGTCCGTCACCTCGGGATAGATTGAGCGAACGAGCCGGATGGCCTCCAGCAACTGATCCTTCGTCATCTCGCCGGGCTGGGGCAGCCTGGGCACACGGCTCGCGGTCGTCTTCTTGCAGCGACCGCACTTCAGCGTCTCACGGAACGAGTGGGCCGACCGCTGCTGCTGTTGGCAGTGCGGGCAGGTCCACGACTCCAGCACACACGCGCCGTTCATGTCCGACATCTGGTGCGCGTGCTGCATGAACAGAATCGCGTCCCGAGCCTGCCGCTGAAACTCATCGTGGTCTTCGTACCCTGTCTCACTCGACATCCGCCGCCTCCTTCCGCAGCGCCGCCTTGCCGCGTCGCCGCTCCAGTCGATGACAGATGGTCTTCGCCGACCGCCCAGAGGAGCCGTTCATCGGTCGGCGGCTCCAGAACTCGTAGCCGGGCGGCTTGCCGCAGCCGTCACGCTCCAGGAACCGGCGCGAGGTGAGCCGCTTCGTGGAGTCACGACCCCACTTCAGCCAGAAGTCGGCCCACTCCACCATCCAGGATTGCCGACGTGTCCGACTCATGGTCTATGGCCTGCTGTGGGGATCGAACCCAACGACGCGCGGGGGAGGCATCTAGAATCGCACCCACGTCGCTCACCTTAGAGATCAGACAGGCCGTTCTCCTTCACTGGGCGTACTCAGCCAGCATATGCTCGGCGAGCGCGTTCACGTTGGTCATGTCCGAGGTGTCGAAGACGCGGATCACCTCGTTCCGCCGCAGCAGTTCCGTCATCACGACGTAGCAGTTGCGGTAGTCGTTGTCCAGCCGCTGGACCGCGAGCGTCAGGCTGGCCCCGCTGCGCCCCGCGCGGGCGCGGGCAGCCCGCACCTCATGGTCCGCATGGATCAGCACGAACTCCGCGCGATGCGGACTCCGCCAGAGGCCGACGATCTGCCGGGCCTGGGTGATGTCTCGCGGCTGGCCGTCCACCAAGATCACTCGCTTCTTCCGCGCCGCGAGTTCTTTCACGCCGTCCAGATACATCGACCAAGCCTCGGCCTGGGTGTGCTCGGGAGCGGCCTGACCCTTGAAGTAGTCCTCGCCGTACTTGGCGCGCAGCATCTTCCCCACCTCAACCGCGCCGACGAGATCGGGGGCGATGGTTGTCAGCCGAGAGATCAGGGTGGACTTGCCAGCGCAAGTCGGCCCCATCAGGTGCAGGATCACACTCATGCGAACTCCGGGGTTAGGGTTGCTCAACTGTACCCGACGATCCGCCGTCAGGCAAGGGCTTTGACGGAACGTCGATCACTTCCCGGCGGGCCGCGTTGCGCTGAGCCGCGTACTCATCCCACGAGCCGGGCATCAGCGCCGGAGCCTGCACGACGACCACGCCGCCGGAGTGCTTCACGTCGATGTCGGCCTTCTCGCGGAACGCCGGATCGTGCCGCTTCAGCAGCAGTTCCAGGATGCGCTCCGAGAACTTCCACTCGTGGCCGCACAGTTGGCCCTTGGCGTCGTACTTCGGCACCTTCCAGCCTTCGACCGCCGCCTTGTACGCGGCTTCGGACAGTCGGGCCGAGAACAACTCGTGGGCCTGCTCCACTTCGGCGGCGAACTCGGGATCATCCTTCTCGGCACGCCGGATCGAGTCGTAGGACAGGCCCGCCGCGAGCGCCGCCTTCGCCTTGTGGCCGCACTCCATGTAGACTTCCAGGAACCGACCGAGCGATTCCGGCGTCACCTTGCCGTAGGCCGCGCGGCGGATGATCTCGGCCCCGTTGCCGCTGCCCTTGCGCGAGCCATCACCTCGGGGGAGATCAATCCCCATCGAAGCAGCGACAGCGGGCTTGTTCATATGCTCAGGCACTCCCCTATTCTACCACGGTTCGCGGTCTGGCGTCAAGCGCCGTGGGTTCGTACACTAGTCCCGCCGGAGGATTCTAAATAAACGGCCAACCTCCGCAGAACAGCCGGATCATCCCGAACTACCCCCAGGGCCTGATTGCAGGAGCGACACAACAAACCTCTTACAGCCTTGGTTCGATGGCAGTGGTCGATCACCAACGGCTCCTGCTGCCCGCAGCCGTCGCACCGACCTGAACGATCGGCGAACATCTGGTCATACTGCTCGGGTGTGAGTCCATACTGCTTCAGCCGAGCGCGGCGGCTGGCCTGAGACTTGGATGCTGGGGTCATATATCGAGACATGCCTGAGCATAGGCTGGGGGTGTGGGGATGTCAACCCACTCAGATACCTAACTGAAACATGACGCGAGGGCCGACAAGGACGTGGAGGGGTACCTGCGACCGATGTTTGGTGGTTTTTAGGCCAACCCCCTCCCTAACATTGTTATAGGACCACACTTTGGCATGGCGTTTGCTATGTTAGGTCACTGTTTGAGTTATTGTGTAGTTATCGGGCGCAACCTCTGGCATGGCGTTTGCTCTCCCGCCATAACCCCTCTTCTCGGACGTGCGCCCCTACAGGTGGTACCGAACGAATGCCGACCACTATAGGTAGGGGTACCACTACTGGCGGTACCGTACCGATGCCGAACCACTACAGGTAGCGCGCCCGCGCGTGGGGGTCCGATACCTTAGCAAACGCCATGCCAAACGCCAGATGCGGTACCCCTCCCCTCTGTCTGTACGGTATTCGTATGGTACTCTACTTTGCTCTACCTTGAACCCCTCTTTACCGCTAGACGGCGCAGAATCGCCCCTCATCCCCGTAGATGCCCAGATATGCGGGGGCGGGGCTGGAGGTGGTTTCCGTTCCATTCGTTCTATAGAGG